CAAGCTTATCAAGCAGTTAGCAGATGTTTATAGTGTAGCTCTTAAAATGGCTAAATCAATTGGCTGTGATGAAATCAAGGCATTACACAATATTCCAATTAAAAACATGGAAATGATTGTACAGGCACTTGAAAAGCAGATATCAAAGAAAGTCCTCAACAAAAAAGATGGACTTTTCGCAAATTGTCCTAATTGTGGGCGTGTGCAAAATAGTGTTTGGAACAAAACATATTGTGGTGATTGTGGTAAGAAATTAGATTGGAGTGATTGATATGGATATGGATATAGATATAGATGAAATCATAGAACAGATTGCTGATTATTTAATAGAAAATTCCGAAGATATAATATCTTTACTCAAAGAAAAGGAACGGGATGAACTTGCAGACCTTATCTATACAGAAATAACAGAGGAGTGATGAATGATGGATGAAGAATTAAAGCCATGTCCATTTTGCGGTGGAAAAGCAAAAGTAAAAGCAACAAAAAAGGAACATATAGGATTTACAATCTGGTGTGCATGTGAATCATGTGAATGTGGAGCGAGAACAGTGGGATTTTGCCCGGACACGAACAGAGAGGATGACACGTTAGAAAATATCGAGAGGTGTAAGAAAAAAGCTATTAAGGCATGGAATAAGAGGGCGAGCAATGGGACTGATTGATGCAGATAAGATAATAAACAGACTTGACGCAGTAACTAAAGATGGAGGTGAAAATGTCAAAGTATTTAGTATTAACGACATTAAGTATCTGTTGAATAATGAACCAACCACCTATGATGTAGATAAAGTTGTGGAGCAGTTGAAATCCGAGTCTGCCAGATGGCAAGACAGTGGAGATGCGTACAACGATGAAAAGGAAAAAGGCGTTGCGATTGGATTTCGGAAGGCAATCGAGATTGTGAAAGGCGGTGGTGTAGATGCGAAGACCGATTCCTAAATCTGTTAGAAAATTGGTGTACCAAAAATACAACGGTCATTGTGCTTACTGCGGTTGTGAAATACCAGAAAAGGGTTTCAATGTAGACCATTTGCATTGCCTTAGAAATTATGAGAACACAGAGGAATTTACCGGAATAGACGTACACGATATAAGCAATCTGATGCCGTCCTGCGGTTCATGCAATCGCTACAAGGCAACGATGGACTTGAAGACGTTTAGGCAGCAGCTACAGAAGATTCCTGACCGGCTGAAAAGAGACGTGTGTACATACAATATAGCTTTACGATATGGCATGGTGCAGGAAAATAGGGAA